GATGCAGCCGACGCCCGAGCGGATGGCGAAGGCTGGAGAGTTCTACGTCGTCGGCGGAGACGGTCGCGTGACCATGCGAGACGGGATGATCGACCGCATCCGCAAGAGAGGCGTCATCACCGAAAGACAAGCCGAAGCGGGCAGGCGATACCGCCTCTACTGGTACCACGCGGGGCTCGAGCCGGGGCCGAATGGTGTGGATCCCAACCGCATCTATGCGCCGGACAACACGGGCATGCGCCTGATGGCCCAGAGCGAGCGCCAGGCCGAATACCGCCAGCGCTATCGGCAGGCGGCGCGCCACATCGGCTTGCGGATGTCGCGGCTGATCGAGCATATCGCCTGTGAAGACGCTACGCTTGAGGAGGCCGGACGCAAAATCCTCGGTTGGGGAAACAAGGCGCAGGCGATTGCCGCTGCGACGGAGATGTTCCGTGATGCAACGGATCGTTTAGCTGACCTGTGGGGCTTTCCTCATTGGATCGATGACGAAGAAGCGGAAGAAATCGCTTGACCGGTTAAACCGGAAATGCGATGATTTGGTATCAGCAAGATTTGCGCCCGTAGACGGGCAACGAGTTCAGCGCGGTCTCTGACACGAGGGCCGTGGGCGGAGGCCAAGCGGCATCAGCCGGGCCTCCCGGTGGGAGGGCTAGGGGCTGTTCCTGGCCGCCACCAAATGCCGCCCCGCGCTGACAGGAGCTGTTCACAAGACCGGTTATAGGCCGGTGGCGTAACAGACGGGGCGGTCGCCGAAAGTCGGCTGCCACAACAGTTTCAGAGTTCAGCGCGGCGGCGTGTAGGAGCTGTCGCAGTGGGATCCGACGGATGGCGCTTCATGCGCCTCTGCTGCTTAAACTATCGAGCCCGCCCACGCCGGGGACGCCCGGCCCGCGCTGAGACAGTTCACGAGAGCGGCGTGGAAAGCAGACACGCAAAACGGCCTATCGAGGCGGCAGTCGCAACCGCCAGCATAGCAAACCGGCCGACCATGGAAACGGCGACTGTGGCGTTGGCCGTGCCGCGTGGGTCCGGATTGCGGATTCAGGCATGAGCCGTGCCCAGCCAGCCGGAGTAGCGCCCGGCCTCTCGTGATAGCAGGGAGTGCGTCACCTAGCACGTTGGGGCTCCGGCCTCACCCTGCGTCAATCTAGCGGGGCTGCCCCAAGCGGTTTCGCTTTAGCGCCGTCTCGGTTCTCCGGGGCGGCGCTTCTCACTTGGAGCCACGGCATGGCCGCAGTCCTCCGCCGTCTTGCTATCGCGCTTCTCATTGGCGCGGTGGTTGTGATCTTCGGCGCAGGCGTGGCTACGGGAGCGATGGTGTTCTGATGAGCTACGACATCCCGGAGCCGAAGGGCGGTTGGAAGACCGACTTTACGGACGCCGAAAAGGCCAAGCTTCGCCCTATCGCCGAAACGCTCGCCATGCTCGACGGGAATGCGTTCTTCGGTATGGGAACCTCGGATGACCGGGAATGGTACGAGCAGTATCTGCCGGAAGCGCACGCCGTATACGAGGCCAACGGTGGCGACCATGGGTGGGCTGGTTTTGCCAGCTTCGTCCCGCCGCTCGGGCAAATGTTGCCGCCGTCAAACTGACATGCCCGCCAAACCCCGTCCCTCTCATCCCTGGCGCATCCGCCTACGGAGAGAGAGAGACGGGGCCATTCTCGGCATCACGGCTCCCGAGTGGTTTGACGACGCTGACGTGATCGACGCGATCCGTGAGGACATGGCGAAGTTCGAGGCGGCCAAGCCGGACACGGGGGAGAGGCCGAACATCACATTGAACGAGGTTGGGCTATGAACGTGATCTGGGGGAGTGCCGCCGGAGACCATCCGCACGTCATGACGACGGAGCCCGAGCGGTGGAAGGCGTGCTTCTGCACCGGCCCGCGCCCCGGCGACACGAAGTGTCCGTGCGCCATGGAGGCGGACGGCGTCCGCGAGTTCGCGATGTTCACTGACGGCATCGTCATCAACGGCCAGCGCTACAAGCTCGTTCCGGCCGCGTCACGCTGAATGAGGTGGGGTTGTGAGCCCCTTTGAATAAATATCGAGAAATCAATGGCACGCGGCGGCAAGCGGCCCGGAGCCGGTAGGCCGAAGGGCTCAGTCAACAGGATGGCAACGAAGGCGCGAGAGGAAGCGGCCAAGGTCGGCATGCTGCCGCATGAGCTGCTTCTGGCTATCAGCCGCGGCGAAACCATCGACGGACACGTGCCCAGCTTCGCGGACCGCGTCGATGCGGCGAAGGCCGCGGCACCGTTCTTTGCCCCGAAGCTTGCGGCGGTCGATGTCAACGCTCAGACCGAAAACCGGCACTGGATCGTGAGCGACAACCCGATGAGCGCAGATGAATGGGAAGCCGAGCATACTGTGGGCGCCTCAGCCGGGCCCACAGAAGGCGCTCGTTGACTGCCCGCTATCGGAGATCTTTTTCGGGGGCGCTCGCGGCGGCGGAAAGACGGACGGCGTCCTCGGCAAATGGGCGCTGAAGGAACGGCGCTACGGCAAACACTTCAACGCGATCATGTTCCGGCGCACGACGGTGTCGTCGGAAGACGCGATAGAGCGCAGCAAGGAGATCTACGGGCCTCTCGGCGGGGTCTACAACGAGAGCAAGCTGATCTGGCGCATGCCGAATGGCGGTCGGGTCTCGTTTAGATACCTCGACAAGCCCAAGGATGCCGACGAATGGCAGGGGCGCAACGTCACCGACGTGTGGGTTGAAGAGGCGGGGCAGTATCCCGACAGCCGCGCTATCGACAAGCTGTTCGGTGTGCTGCGCTCGGCCCATGGCGTGCCCGTCCAGATGATCCTTACCGCCAACCCCGGCGGCCCAGGCCAAGCATGGTTGCGGGAGCGCTACAGGCTGCATCCCTTCCCAAGGGGACCGCAGGTCGTCACGCGGACGCTCGACGACGGCACATTGCACAAGATGGCGGTCATCCCGTCACGGATCACGGACAACGCGATCCTGATGGCGAATGACCCTGGATACATCAGCCGCCTGCGCATGGTGGGCGGAGCCGAGCTGATCAGGGCGTGGCTAGAGGGCGACTGGAGCGCCATCGAAGGAGCGTTCTTCGCGGAGTGGAGTGAGAAGCGCCACGTCATACGGCCATTCGAGGTGCCGGGCGACTGGATGCGGTTCCTGTCCGGTGACTGGGGCTCTGCCAAGCCCTTCAGCTTCGGTTGGTGGGCGGTCGTATCGGACGACTACACGACGGAAAGCGGGATCATCCTGCCGCGGGGTTGTCTCGTTCGCTATCGCGAGTGGTACGGCGCAGTTGCCGGCAAGCCGAACGTGGGACTGAAGTTGCACGCCGAGGCGGTTGGCGAGGGGTTGGCCTCGCGAGCTGCGTCGGATCCGAAGCTCTCGTATGGCGTTCTCGACCCGGCGGCTTTTGCCGAGGATGGCGGCCCTTCGATTGCCGAGCGGATCACGAAGGGCTCGGGCGGAAAGTTGTTCTTCCGCGGGGCCGACAACAAGCGCGTGTCGCAGCGCGGCGCGATGGGCGGCTGGGATGCGATGCGTTCTCGGCTCGTTGGTGAGGCCGAAGATAGGCCGATGATCGTCTGTTTCTCGACGTGCACCGACAGCATTCGGACGATCCCGATGCTGCAGCACGATCAGGACAGGCCCGAAGACCTTGACACGGACATGGAAGACCACGCCGCGGATGAGTGGCGGTACGCCTGCATGTCGCGCCCGTGGGTGCGCCAGGTCACGAGCCGCCCGCAACCGCAGACCGGGTTCTCCCGCATCAACCGTAGGCCGTCAACCGCAGCAACGGTGATCTAATGGCGCAACTCACGACCACGGATGAGAGGGACGGCAACTTCGCCTCCCTCAGCACCCTCATCCGCCGCCATCAGGATTACTGGACGAACAAGGCCCGTGAGCGTGAGGAAACCGAGGTTGCGCGCCGGTACTATGACGGCGACCAGCTCACGCCAGAGCAATTGCAGGTGCTGCGGGACCGTGGGCAGCCGGCGGTCGTCTACAACGAGGTCCAGCCGCAGATCGACGGCATTGTCGGCACCGTCGAGCGCCTGAGGCAGGATCCGAAAGCCTACCCACGCACGCCGGCTCACGAGGACGGCGCCGAGGTTGCGACAAGCGTCCTGCGCTACGCGATGGACACGGTTCAGTGGCAGTACCTGACGCCTCGTGTTGCGCGAGCGGCGGGCATCGATGCCGTCGCTGGCGTGGAGATGTCTTTCGTCGAGGGCGATAACGGCGACCCGGATATCCAGCTCAAGACCGTCGATGCCGAGACGTTCTTTTACGACCCGCGCTCCATCGAGCAGGACTTTTCGGATGCCCGCTACATGGGCGTCTCGAAGTGGGTCGATATCGACGTGGCGAAGTCGATGTTCCCCGACCATGCCGAGGCCCTCGAGGCGCTCGGCACTCAGGGCTTCGGGCAGGAGGAATGGAACCTCAACCAGCGCCAGAACCTCTGGGTCATCACGAACGAGCGGAAGATCCGCCTCGTCGAGCACTGGTACATCCGGGGCGGCGAGTGGAAATTCGCGTTCTACACGGGGAATCTGCTTCTCGATGAAGGCAACTCGCCTTTCTATGACGAGAAGGGCCGCACCATCTCGCGGTACATCGTCTTCTCAGCGCACGTGGACTGGGAAGGCGACCGTTACGGCTTCGTTCGCAACCTGAAGCCGATCCAGGACGAGATCAATTCCCGCCGATCGCTCGGTCTGCACGCGCTCAATGCCAAGCGCGTCTATATCGAGGCGGGATCGGTCGAGAACGAACAGGATCTGGCGCAGCGCATCAACAGACCGACCGGCATTGTCCTCCTGCCCCCCGGCGCGAATGTCCGGGAGGAGAACAACGCCGCTCAGGCTGCCGGCAACCTTGAGATGTTGCAGGAGGCCAAGAGCCAGATGGACCGTCGCGGGCTCTCCCCGCCCGTGGCTGTCGATGGCGGTGCCCCCAAGGACCTTTCGGGCCGCGCCATCCAGCTCCTGCAGCAGGCCGCCCTTGGCAAGATCGGGCCGTTCCTGATCGCCTTCCGCGACTGGAAGATGCGCGTCTATCGGGCCGTCTGGAACAACATCCAGCGCTACTGGACGGCGGAGCGCTGGATCCGGGTGACGGACAACGAGGGAATCCCGGACTTCCTGCCCGTTAACCGCATCGACATGAGCACGGGCGTCCCCACGCTGCAGAACCCGCTCGGCTCTCTCGACGTGGATATCATCATCGACGAGGGGCCGGACACGGTGACGCTGATGCAGGACGTGTTCGACACGCTCGTGCAGTTGGCCGGCGCCGGCATGCCGATTCCGCCTGTTGCCATCCTCAAGATGGCAAATCTCCCCGGCAGCATGAAGAAGCAGATCGAGGAGATCCTCGAACAGGCACAGCAGCAGCCGAACCCGGAGGCTCTGGCACAGCAGGCCAAGATGGAGCTCGAGCAGGTCAAGTTGCAGATGGATATGCAGGCCAAGCAGGCCGATATCCAGCTTGAGCGGGAGCGGGCGGCGATCAATGCCGAGGCCTCGCGCATCAAGGCCGAGAACGACATGCAGTTGGCGCGGGAAAAGGCCGCCAACGACATGCAGATCGAGCGCGAGAAGGCCGTCCATCAGATGGAGATCGACCGCATGAAGGCCGACGCCGCCATTGCCATGCAGGCGGCGCGCACCAATGCGCAAATGGCGGCTTCCCAGGCGGCCGCAATCGGTTCGTAGGCGACCACGACACGGCGCATATGGACGCTTGCCCGGCGATACGGGGCGAAATCACGCAACTCCGCGAAAGTGAGACGTAACCATGTCGATTGGCGGCGAACAGGAAGTCTTTGACGCAGCGCTGTCCGGCGGCGAGATGCCGGGAGTGGTGAATGAGCCCGTTGTTGACGCCGGTGGACCCAGTGCCGCCGCGTCCTCTCCCGGAAACGAAGATCCGGGCCATAGTCACCCGTCTCCGAATGCCGAGACTCCTTCGGAGGGTGTGAAAAAGCCCGAAAATGAGGCCTTCGTGCCGTCGTGGCGGCTGCGAGAGGTAGCCGAAGAGAAGCGCCGGCTTGAGCAGGAGGCCGCCGATCTTCGCGCGTGGAAGGAGCAGATCGAGCGCGAAAGGCAGGAGGCCCAGAAGCAGGCCCCTGACATTTTCGAGGACCCGGATGCATTCCTGAAGCACAAGGCGCAGGAGCTGCTCGACCCGGTCCAGAAGGCCGCTCAGGTGGCCGAGGAGCGAGCCCGCGCCGTCGCCGAATACTGGTCGCGTCAGTACGCGATCAAGGAATTCGGGCAGGAGACCGTGGACAAGGCGTTTGCGGCCCTGCAGCAGGCGATTGCGACCGGGGGGCTCAACCGCGACGTCGTGCTCAAGCAGCTGCGTGAGGCGGCCGATCCGTTCGGCGACATCGTGCGGTGGCACCGCAAGTACGAATTCGAGCGCGAGGTCGGGAATGACCCGCAGGGCTGGATGGAGCGCCAGAAAGAAGCGCTTCTGAAGGACCCGGACTTTCTCGCCAAGGCCCTTGAGGCCGCGCGCGCACAGGCTGCCCCCGTCGCCACCACGACGACGGCGAAGGGCGGCAATGTCACGTCCCTCCCGTCGCTCAACCGCACTCCGCGAGCTGGCACGGAAGTGGATGAGCCGGAAGACCCGGCAGAGGTGTTCAACGCCGCCCTGAATGCCGGGCGCCGATAACCATCGGAGACGACAATGCCGGTCTGGAACTACGCGCTCACCGACGAGGAACGGATCACCGACGGCGATGCCGTACATGTGCGCGTCCGGGCCGGCGAGGACCTTGTACCGGGTCAGGCGCTCGCCATCGTCGATGGCGTCGCGACCGCTGATGCCGGCGGCACGTACTTCACCACGAAGACCGTTCGGGCCGGCGATGTGTTCTGGGCTCGCTATCCGCAGGGATCGAACCAGCCTTCGCCGCCGCCCGCCAACACGGCGCCTCCCGAGATCACCGGGACGCCGACCGTGGGGCAGCAGCTGACCGCGAGCACCGGCACATGGACCGGCTCGCCGTCCGGCTACGCCTATCAGTGGAAACGTGACGGGGCGGATATCGCCGGGGCAACGTCCTCGACGTACACGCTCGATCCGGCGGACGAGAACGCCATGATCACCGTCACCGTGACCGCCACCAACGATATCGGCAGCACGAGCGCCACGAGCGCCGCTGTCGGCCCCGTCGCCGCCGCCTGATCACAAGGCCGCCGCGACACTCTCGTCCGCGCCACGATACGGCGCAACCGCACGTAGGGCCACGAGACGGCCAATCCGAACCCGAGCGCCCGGCTGAGGACCGGGCAGACCGATCACACCCGACAGGGCAGCCCTGAGCGGGCGCTTTGTCGTGTCTTGAGGACAAGACAATGGCTGTCTCTACCATTCAGGCCAACAACCGCGGGATTATTTTCCGCAACAACATCATCCGCGAGTTCGTTCGCGGCAACATGTTCTCGCCCTACATGGGCAACGATGGCACCGCCGTCATCCGCACGTTCCTCGAAACCGGCAAGTTCGGCGGCGACCAGATCAACGTTCCCCTGATCAAGGCCCTCCGCAACACGGCCATCGGCTCGGGGACGCTGACGGGCAACGAGGAGGCCATCGACAACTACGGTTGCCGGTTCTGGCTCGACTGGGGTCGCAACGCTGTCACGGCCACCAAGGCGGAGATCAAGAAGGGCTCGTTTGACCTGTTCGCGCAGGCGCAGCCGCTTCTCTCCGACTGGGGCAAGTCGCTGCAGCGTGACGAACTGGTTCTGGCGATGGCGTCGCTCCCGAGCGAATCCCCGCCGGCCGGCCTCGGCTCCCCCAACGGCCAGCGCGTGAATGGCATCCTGTACTCGGCCGCCAACGCCACGCAGCGCAACACGTGGAACCAGGCCAACCAGGACCGCATTCTGTACGGCAACGCGTTCAGCAACTACAACGCCACGCATGCCACGGCCCTTGCGAGCCTGACGGCGACCGACGACCGCTTCAGCGCCGCGACCGTCCGTCTCGCCCGCGAGAAGGCGGAAGACGCTGACCCGAAGATCGAGCCCCTGAGCACCGACGACGGCTACGAGCGCTTCGTCATGTTCGTGGGCTCGCGCGCCTACCGCGATGCCTGGGCCGATCCCGAGATCTACCAGGCCAACAAGGATGCGCGCCCCCGTGAGGGCTCGTCCTGGCGGAACAACCCGATCTTCCGCGAGGGCGACCTGCTCTACGACAACGTCATCATCCGCAAGGTTCCCGAGATCGACAAGCTCGCTCTCGTGGCCGGAGCGGGCGACAGCGGCGTTGACGTATCCATGTCGTTCATGTGCGGCCGCTCGGCGCTGGGCCTCGTGTGGGGCCAGATGCCCGAGCCGACGAAGCTCGACGAAACCGACTACCAGTTCAAGAAGGGCGTCGGCATCGACATGGCCTATGGCGTCGGCAAGGTGTTCTTCAAGGACACTACGACGAGCGACCTTGTGCAGTGGGGCATCGTCACCGTGTTCAACGCCGCGCCTGCCACGGCGTAACGAGAAGGAGAGGGGCGGTCTTCGGGCCGCCCTTCGCCATTCAGGAGGTGAGCATGCCCAAGACGAAGGCGCAACTCATCGAGCAGGCGCTTAGCGTTCTCGGCCTCGCAGAGGCGGGGCAGCCCGTCGAGGTCGAGGATAGCGACGCTGTCGACGCTGTTGTCGCGCCGCTTCTCAATCAGCTGGCGCGCTCGCGCATCCTCTATGTGCCGAACGTCGAGGCCATCGACGACGCTGTTTTCCTGCCGCTGGCCCGCATGCTCGCGAACGAGGCCGCTCCGTCCTTCGGGTTGCCGAGGTCCGAAGACGCGCGCCTCGCGGCCGAGCTGGACATGCGCCGCGCCCAGGCGAGCTACACGACCTTCGAGCCCGTCAAGGTGGCGTATTTCTGATGCGTAAGCCTGACTTCACCCACGCCGAGCTAGTGGAGCGCCTGAGCTACGACCCTGAGACGGGGGAATTCCGCTGGCGGCCCAATCCAGCGATGAATGCCACGTGGAACAGCCGTTTTGCTGGCGCCAAAGCAGGAACCATGGCCGCCGGTCGGCTATCCATCCGTTTGAACTATCGAAGGTATTTTGCGCATCGCCTCGCATGGTTCTACATGACGGGCGAGTGGCCTGAGTACGAAATCGACCACGCCAATTGCGACCCGTCCGACAACAGGTTCTCGAATCTGCGGTTGGCATCGAGGGGGCAAAACGCAGCAAACATCCGCACCCCGCGACACAACACCAGTGGCCGGAAAGGCGTGACGTGGGACCGCACCAGCGGGAAATGGCTCGCGTTCGCGTGGACAGGCGGGAGGTTCCGCAATTTGGGGCGCTACGACACCAAGGAAGAAGCATCGGGAGCCTACATGCGGCACATGGCGGGGCTCTATGGACCGTATGCCAGAGCGGCCTAGGAGGGGATCGTGACCCAAATTCCCTTCCCCACGTCGTCCGCACCGGGCCTCTTCGCGGAGAGCGGGGGCAGGCTCATCAACACCATGAGCGAGAAGCTGCCCGACGGTCGTATTCGGCGCTTCCGCGTGCCGGGCCTGCGCGAGGCCGTCGTGATTGATGGCTTTTCCGGCTACCGCGGCAGCATCTACGTCAATGGAACGTGGCTCGTCGCCCTTGAGGACTGGCTGTTCGCGGTCACTCATGCTGGTGGCATCTACACGGCGACGCCGCTCGGCTCGCTGCCGGGCTCGGGGCCGGTCTTCTTCGCCCGGAACAACAAGACGCCGACGCCCGATATCGTATGCGTGGCGGAGAACACCGCCTACGAGCTGACGACGAACGGGGCGCCTCAGAGCTATTCCGACCCGGACGTTGGATCGCCCAATGCGGTGACCTTCCTGCGCGGGTATTTCGTGTTCACCTACGGCGACGGCCGTATGCGCACGACGGACCTGAATTCGACGGCCATCAACACGCTCGATACGGCGTTCGCCGAGAGCAAGCCCGACGGTCTGTTGAGGCCGATCGCACTCGGCGGCGACCTGTTCGCGTGCGGCCCGCAGACCATCGAGGTGTGGCGTGTCGATCCCAACAACGAGGTCGGGTTTCCGTTCTCGTATCTCGACACGATCCCGCGCGGCATCGCTGGACAGCAGGCCATTGCGGGCGACGAGGACGGCTGGTCCAACACTCTGATCGACGTGGGCGACGACGGTGTTGTCTACATGCTGCAGGGCTATACGCAGCAGGCCATCTCGACGCCCTCAGTCGCGAAGGCCATCGAGGCCCTGGCGGACAAGTCCACCATCCGCTGTTCTGTCTACATGCATGAGGGGCACGCCATCTGGACGATGACCTCGCCGGACTGGACGTGGTGCTATGACCTCAGCACGGGCGAGTGGTTCGAGCGCAAGTCGCACCTGATGCAGACGTGGCGGTGCGCCGGCTCGCTGAAGGCGTTTGACCGCTGGATGGCCGGGGATGTGGCCTCGGGCACGCTCTACGAGATCGACCCCGACTATCACATGGAGGGCAACGACCCTCTGACGGCGACGGTTGTCTCAGCCACGGTGAGTCCGTTCCCGCAAAGGGCCGCTGTTCCCCGTCTCGATCTCGACATTCTGGCGGGTGTCGGCATGGCGCCGGGCACCGATCCTATCCAGACGAAGCCGCGGTGCTCCATCTCGTGGTCCAAGGACGGCGGAGTGCGCTTCGGCTTTCCCGTCCTGCGAGAGATCGGGCGGCAGGGCGAATACCGCCGCAAGGTGCAGGTCAATCGGCTTGGCCTGATGAGCAACCGCGGCATGCAGATCCGCGTGGACGTGTCGGACCCCGTGCCGTTCTCGCTGTTTGGCGGCGAGCTGACCCCGGAAGTGCGGGGCTGATCCATGGCGAAGAAACCGCTTCCCACGCCCGGCGCGAACGTACCGGCGGCGCCGAACGGCGTCTTCGCAACGGTCTGGTACGCATGGTTCAAGACCGTAGAGAACGTCCTTCGTGAGGACGTGGCAGCCCGACAGACGGTCACGAGCAACACCACGCCGACCGCGGACGACATCCCCGAGGGGGAAAGCCGGGTCTGGCACGACACGAGCACAGCCGAAACGCGGCTCTACGCGAACGTCGGCGGCTCCCTGAAATCCGTTCTTCTGAGCTAAGGAGGCGCACACATGGCCAGTGCGAAGGGCGCGCGCTATGCCGCCATGTATGGGCAGACTGCCCTCGACGACAGCGAAAAGCGCGTCCTCGGCGAGCTGGAGAAGGGCTACACCGGCGCTCAGGGCTACCTAGGGCAGGCAAAAGACCTGTTCGGCGGGATGACGACGCAGGGGCAGGCCGGTCTTGACCGGTATCTGTCCCTCCTGTCAGGCGACCAGTCGGCGCTTGAGGGCACGGCCGGCTATCAGTTTGCCATGGATCAGGGTTTGCAGGCGCTCAACCGGCGCCGTGCGGCCGGCGGCATGCTCAACTCGGGCAATGCCGATGCCGATGCGATCAAGTTCGCGAGCGGCCTTGCCTCTCAGACCCTCAATCAGGAGCGTCAGGCGGCCCTGCCGCTGATGCAGCTCTATTCGCAGGGCATCTCGGGGCAGGCTGGTTCGCTCGGGTCTTTGGCCGACCTCGATATGGGCTATTTCGGGTCTCGCGCCGGCATCATGGACCAGAACGACAAGGACAAGCTCGGCCTTGTCGTGGGCGCACTGAAGGCCGGGGATGCCGCGAAGGCGCAGAACCAGGCGAACATGCTGGGGGCCATCACGGGCGGCCTGAACCTGCTCGGCTCGGGCCTCGGCTCCGGCGGTTTCTTCACCAGACTTCTTGGTTGATGGGGGTTGATCGATGGCGCGGTTGGTCATCCACGATCTCACGACCCAGTATCCCCGCATCGACCAGATGCTGGCGAACCTGCCCAACGCGTTCTTCGGCGCCTTCAATCAGGCGCAGGACCAGCAGTTGAAGCGCGAGCTTGCCGATCTGGGCAAGCAGAAGACGCAGATGGAGTTGGCGTCGCTCGGCCAGAACATGCAGTCGCAGGCCGCCGCCGATCAGGCATGGCAGTCCATGATGGGCGGGGGCGCAACGTCTGCGCAGCCGCTTTCGCTTGGCGACCTTGGCGGGGGCTACCTCAGCACGCTCCGCTCCCGTGAGAGCGGCGGCAATGACGCGGCTCGTAACCCGAATTCGACCGCCACGGGGCGTTATCAGTTCACCGCCGGGACGTGGGCGGATCTCGCCCGGAAATACCCGCAGCTCGGACTGACGCCGGACGGCCGCACGGACCCCGCTCAGCAGGAACGGGCAATCCAGGCGTTCACGGAAGACAACCGCAAGGCGCTTCAGGCGGCCGGTATCACCCCGTCTGACGCCAACCTCTACACGGCGCACTTCCTCGGCGCGGGTGGGGCCCGCAATTTCCTGTCCGCCCTGCAGCAGGATCCGACCGTTCTGGCGGCGGATGTGGTCGATCCGCGCGCTGTCGCGGCCAACCGTACCATGTTCTTCGATGGGGATCGTCCCCTGACGGTTGCCGAGGCTGCGAGCCGTATTCAGCGCGGGTTTACTGGGGCGGCTCCCCGCACGCAGGTCGCACAGGCCGATATCCCGATGGCGGGCGGTACGCCGGCGCAGGGCTTCGCCATCCCGCAAGGCGCTGCACCGGTCCAGACGGGCCCGACGATCCTCCCGAACCTCTCCACGGAACAGCTCCAGCAGCTCCGGGGCATGCGAGGCCTGCCGAAGGAGAGGCAAGACCTCATCGACATGGCGCTCAAGGAACGGCTGGATCAGGGCAAGCCGACCGATGCCATGCGCGGCTACCTGTTCGCCCGGCAGCAGGGTTATGCCGGCACGTTCATGGACTATCAGCAGGAGCTTCGCCGGGCCGGGGCCACGAACGTCAACGTCGGGAAGGGCGAGACAAAATACGACGAGGAGATGGGCAAGCAGTTCGCCCAGCTCAACAAGGAGATCATCGACGGCGCGGCAGACGGCCGTCGCAAGGTCGCGGTGCTCTCGCGTATGGAAGGCATTCTGGGCGATCCGAACGTCTATACCGGCGCGGGCGCGAACCTCGTTCTGCAGGCCAAGCGCATGGCGAAGGCGATGGGCTTTGACGTCGGCGACCTGTCGGGCCCGGAGGCGATCAACGCCATCAGCAACCAGTTCGCCCTTGAGCTGCGCAATCCGAGCGGCGGCGCCGGCATGCCGGGCGCACTCTCCGACAAGGACCGAGAGTTCCTGCAGCAGTCCGTGCCCGGCCTTGAGCGGACGGAAGGCGCCAACCGCATCATCATCGACTACATGCGGCGCATGGCGCAGCGGTCGGTGGAGGTGGACCAGCTCCGCCGTGACTACATTCGCGAAAACAAGCGACTCGACGAGGGCTTTTATGACCGGCTGGCGGAATGGTCGGCGGCTAACCCGCTGTTCACGCCCGCGGATGAGGCGGCAGTGGCGCAGGCCCTCGGCGCGGGCCCCGGGCAAGGTCAACCGGGAGGGGCGCAGCAGGGGAGCGTAGCGCCGCCGCAGCCCGGCACGGTTATGGACGGCTACGTCTTCCGCGGCGGCGACCCCGCGAATCCGAACAGTTGGGAAAGGGTTCGCTGATGGCGGGGCCGTGGGAACGCTACCAGAACCAGAGCGCCGGGCCGTGGACGAAGTTCCAGACCGCCCCTGAGGCGAGCGCTGGTCCCTCCGTTGCCGAGGACATCGCCAAGAGCACCGGCTCCGGTCTCGCTCGCGGGGCCGTCGAGACGGCCATGTTGCCGGTGACGCTGCCGGGCATGGCACGGGGCCTGTTGCAGAAGGGTGCGGAAGTCGCTTACGGCGCCGCGGACGCCGGCATTCGACGGCTCATCGGAGCCGAGCCCCTGTCGCAGGAGGAAATCGCGCGTCGGGAGGCTCTATCGGCTGGAACGTCGCCGATCACGAGTGCCATCGAGGCGGGGCAGGGTGCCGTTCGTCGTGTCATGGACGAAAACCTGTATCGGCCGCAGACGACGGCCGGCGAATACGCCCGCACCGTGGGCGAGTTCATCCCCGCGGCCGTTGCGTTCGGCGGCGGTGGTCTCATGGCCCGGGCGGCGTCAGGGCTGCGCTACGGCGTCGCTCCGGGCCTCGCCAGTGAGGCGGCCGGGCAGGCGACAGAAGGGACGGATCTTGAGCCGTGGGCCCGTGGTGGTGCGGCTCTGGCTACCGGCATTGCAGCCGGCGCCGTTGGCCGCTCGCGCCCTGAGCAGGCTATCGCCCGCGATGCTTTGAGGGGGGTTGACGAGGCCACCATTCAGCAGGCGGCGCAGCTGATGGATGACGCCGCGCGGCAGGGCGTGACCCTCACGTGGCCCGAGGCCATCAATCAGGTCAGCCGTGGCGCTGCTCCGCGCCTCGCCCAGTTGCAGCGCGTTGTGGAGAACACGGGCGGCGGGGCCGAAGTCATGGGGCCGGTCATGGCCCAGCGTCCGCAGCAGGTGCAGGCGGCGGGACGGGCTGCTCTTGAGGGACTGTCCCCCGGCGCCCCCGACCCGATCCGCACTGGCGCTGCCGTTCAGCGCGCGGCGCAGGGTTCAATCGACGATACGACTGCGGCCATCAATCAGACGACGCGACCGCTCTATCAGGCCGCCGAGGCCGTTCAGATCGATCCGGCGACCTTCGAGCAGATCCGCGGGATCCCGGCCTTCCAGCAGGGCCTTGCCGCCATCCGCAACGACCCCATCCTCGGCCCTCAGTTCGCCAACATGCCGGACAACAGCGTCGCCGTTGTTGATGCCGTGCAGAAGCGCATTCGCGACATGGCCGATGCCGCCGGGCGCTCGGGGGAGGGCTTCCGGCAGAGCATCATCGGGTCGCAGCGCGGGCAGGTGCTTGAGGCCGCCGACGCTGCGGCTCCGACCTATTCTCAAGCCAGGCAGGCGCAGGCGGCGATGCGCGAGGCCCAATTGGCACCGCTCGAACAGGGACCAATCGGTACCATGGCCGGGACCGCCGATGTCGCGGCACAGACGCGGGCGGCTTTTCCTTCCCGCCCACAGGCCGGCATGGCTCAGGTAACGGGCGAAGCCATCAAGCAGATTGTTCGGCGCGACCCCAAAGCCGGTGCAGATCTCGTCCGGCAGCATGCGGAGACGATCTTTTCGGAGGCCACGCAGAACCTGCAGAGCGGCGCCAATCAGTTCGGCGGGGCGAAATTCGCCGCCACCCTTCGCGGCAATCCCGAGCAGGCCGCGAGTCTCGAGGCGGCCGTGAAGGCGCTCCCCGGCGGGAACCAGCGGTGGGACGGCTTCAATCGGTTCCTCGATATCGTGGAGGCAACCGGGCAGCGCTTGCAGACAGGTTCGGCCACGGCCTTCAATCAGGAAGTGCAGGACGTTCTGCGCAAGGGCGGGCGGGTAGGCGAGCTTGCGAACGTAGCGGCCACGGGCGGCCTCAAGCTGCCGGAGTTCATCCGTTCCCGATATCAGGAATGGCGGATGGGGCGAAACACGGAAGAGCTGGCGCGGCTACTGACGGACTCGCGGGCTGTCGGACTGTTCGCCCGGCTTGCGAAAGAGGCCAACAGCAGCGCCCGTGCGCAGGCCCTCGCGATCCGCCTTGCGATTATTGCCGGAAACTCGCGACAGGGCTTTGAACGCGGCCAGCCGAAGCAGATCCCAGCCCCTCGTTAAGAGCGCAGTGAGGAAGGCAGTAACGACGATGGCAACGAAGAAGTTGCCAACCACCGTAATCGGTTCGTTCGGGTAGGCGCGAAAGACGCTGTAGGTCCACCAGCAAATCAGGGTGGTCTGGGCGACCATCCAGAAAAGGCGGATCACCGGGCCTGACACCAGAACGTGCCTACTTCCGCCGGGCGCCCTGTAATCGGGTCGTTCCTGACACATTGCTCGCCTGAGCGGCCCAGGCCGAACAACAGTGCCATGCCGATGAGGATCAGGCCAGCAACGGCCAAAGCAACACGTCGAAATGCATCGCGGATCATCATGTCCGCACCATAGCACGCCGTCCCCGACGGTTCATCACCTTCCGTTGGACAAAACGACAAGGGCTCGCCTCGCGCGGGCCCTTTTTCTTTGGGAGCTGCCGATGGCGGACCTCTGGAAGAACTTCGCCGGGCAATACCCGGCGGGGGCGCTCGTCTATTTCTTCGAGGCGAACACCACCACACCGATGGTGGTCTATGCCGATGCGACGGAAACGACGCCGCATACACATCCGGTTCAGGCGAACGCCAGCGGTCGTTTCCCCCCCATCTTCGTCCCTTATCGGACCTACCGCGAGCGCGTGACGGACAGCGCAGGTGTGTTGCTTTGGGATATCGATGGCATCCCGAACCCGGCTCCTCCGCAGACCGGTGGCGGGTCTGGCATCATCGTCACGCAAGACATGGTGCTCAACACGGGGGATGTCCTCTGGAACCTGCGCGGAGGCACCAAGGCCGGTTTCGTGCGGATGAATGGCCGCACGATAGGCAACCCGTCTTCGGGCGCCACGGAGCGTGCAAACGCCGACACGGAGGCCCTGTTCCTCTATCTCTGGAACAACCTGAGCAACAGCGTCTCAGCGGTATCGGGGGGGCGCGGCGCGACGGCAGCCGCTGACTTCTCAGCCAACAAGACAATCATCGTCCCCACCATGCAAAGCATCGTCCCGGGTGGCCTGGACGACATGGGCGCGACGGCGGCAAACCGCTTGCAGATCGCCAAGACCATCAACACCACGAACGGGGACGACGACATTACCGTCAATTCCGCGGCCGGCATCGGCATCGGAATGTTCGTCATCGCAAACGGCATCCCGGCTGGGGCGCAGGTGACGGATATCAGTGGCACAACGGTCACGTTGTCGGTCAATGCCAGCGCGACAGCTACCGGCGTGGCGGCTCGCTTCTCCTACTTCCCTGATGCCCAGGAGATCGGCGGCCTCGGCGGCGCGGGTTCCCACACCCAGCACGAGAAGGAAGTTGGCAAGCACAAACACCCGGTGACGGTGAACGACCCGACCCACCAACATCCCTACGGCGCCATCGTCAGCACCTATGGCATCAGCTCATCCGTCGGCCCGAACCAGGTTCCTATCGGAGGCGTGGCTAACACGGTAGCGGCATCAACGGGCATCACCGTGGATGTCGGCGATTACACCGGCGGCGGCCTGCCGATGCCTGTCCTCCAGCCGACGCGCCTCGGCACGTTCTATATGAAACTTTGAGGAGCCGCCCATGTCTCTCACCGGCTCCCTAGGGACTCAGTCGAACCGCGCCGACTGGACGGGCTGGGCTCGCCTGCGCGCCAAGGACGATGGCACGGATATTGACCTCTCCCCGCTCTCCATCCGCATGCAGGTCCGTCGGTGCGACGGGCACGGATACGGCAATGGCTATGGCGGCGATTGGGGGCATGGTGCGCCTGTCCTGTCTGGCTCGACGGACAGCGGCGAGCTGACGACGCCCGCTGGCGGCATTCTGGCCTGGCATTTCCCGGCATCGCGACTGTCGGCGCTCCGGCCCGGTCTCTATGGCGTTGGCATCCTCATGGAGGACGCCAGCGGCAATCGCCAGCAGCTTTTCATCGGTACTGTCGCGATCATCGAAGGGGGCGTTTTCTGATGTACCCGTCTTCCCTGCCCAATATCGACCTGCAGGTGCTCCCGACGTTCCCGGCCCACGTTGGTGTGACGGGCGTTCTCACCCTCGTCAAGAGTGGCCTGTCCTATACCTTCGGCGTCAATTTCCAGAATGTCATCGAGGAGACGAACGTCTCCGACATGTCGAAGCGCGAAGTGCTCGTGCAGGACACGGATACCGGCGCCTTCTGGCGGGTCAAGCTCACCAATTTGCCGACCGGGCAGACCGACTGGGCCAACATCCAGAACAAGCCGACCGAGTTCCCGCCCTCGCCGCATACGCACCCCGTGTCGCAGATCAGCGACGCAACGACCCTTGGGCAGGCATTGGTGACGGCCGCGGACGATGCCGCCGCGCGTGGCTTGCTGGGTGGCACCATCATCGGAAGCGCAGTTTTTACAGCGCCGGATGAGGCGACGGCTCAGGCCGCGCTCGACGTGCCCCCGAACACGCGGACCATCAGCGCCGGCACCGGCCTGACGGGTGGGGGCGACCTCAGCGCCAACCGGACGCTATCCCTTGCGAATATGGCCCAAGCGACCGTGAAGGGCAGGGCGGCTGGCGCGGGTACCGGCGCCCCGCAAGACCTGACGATCTCTCAGGTCCTCGACGCCCTAGGCACGGCGCAGGGCTCCGTCATCTACCGCGGCGCGTCCAACTGGGTGGCGCTCGGACCCGGCTCCGTCGGGCAATACCTGACGACGTTCGGGGCCGGCGGCAACCCCGCATGGACGACGCCGAGTTTCGTCGATGACATGGCCTATTCCACGCTCGCGATGCAGGTGGCCGACCTCGCCAATCAGGCGCTGTTCCTCGGCGACAGCGGCAACCGTGTCTTCGACAGCTTCGCGACCCTCGACTACGTCGATGTGGCGGGGGNGACGAACCTCGACACGAGCACGCCGGGCGAGTTGAAGCCGACGCTTTCCTCGACGCAGACGTTTGCCATTTCTCTGAATTCTGAAATCTCGAATGGCAACCTGACGCACCGGATGATCGTTGCGGCATCGGCTCTGACGACGAGTGGTGTGCAAGTCCGGGTGAGGTTGTCGGGGCCGGCCAGCGGCCCTTCTCGACCGATCAACAACGCCTTTATCGGGCATCAGGCAGCGGGCGGGAATCCGTGGGATTTCGACGGCAATCAGGTTCGCCTCACGTTCGGCGGGAACAATGGTGTCACCCCCCCGGTCGGGGGCTCGGTGTGGAGCGATTGGATCAACTTCAGCCTTGACGAGACGAAGAACCTGATCGTCGCCCACGACGGCACCGTTACGGGCAACATCCATTACAATCCGGGCGTCGCCAGCGTCACTGACTACTTCAAGTCGAGCGTGGCCGAAGCGGGCTCCACGGCGCCCACGGGCTACACCTCGCAGGCGACTACCGCCTACATGCTCGATCAAATCGAGGTCCGAACAGGCGCGGGCAACAATATGACCGTCGCTTCGACAGCTTTCACCGCCGCGAGCGCCCCCGCGAGCGAGAAGATCACGTCTCGCATCATTGCCGTCGATCCCGTCACGCTCAACACGGACCTGATGATGGACGTGTCACGCGACGGCGGCACGACGTGGACGCAGGTGACCTTGGCCGAGCGGTTCACCCAACCCGGTTCCGTGAAGGTCATCGAGAGCAATTCCGTCGATGTGAGCGGCCAGCCCTCCGGCGTCGCCCCCAGATGGCGGATCCGCACGGCCAACAACAAGATGGTCGAGATCCTCGACATGGCCCTCTACTGGAAGTGAGGCGAAGATGGTCTATCTCCGCGATCCCGAGAAGCAGGGCCGCATCAAGTCGTGGCTCGAATTCATTGAACTGTTCACCGAGGCCGAACAGCTCGCCATCGTCACGGCGACGATGAGCGATCCCGCGGTCAAGCTCTGGTACGACAAGGCGCAGGGCGCGAACTACATCGACCTCGACGACCAGCGAGTCATCGACGGCTTTCAGGCGCTCATTGATCGGGAGCTTCTGACGACCGTCCGGCGTGACCGGGTTCTTGCGGGGCTCGCGCCCGCATGACGCTCGCTCTTCTTACCATAGCCGCTTGTTCCGGCCTCAATCGTGCCCGTGGCGCTGAGGAAGACTGGATGCCGGCATGGTGGCCCGGTAGGGCGGTCTTTTATACGGCTCTAGCGGTCGGGTTGGTGGCCGCCGTGTTCGGCGGACTCATCTACGGGGCGGTCTTCGGGGCCGCCTTTCTTGTATGGGGCGTCGGCCCGTGGGGGCATCTGATTGGCCTCGGGCGGTTCGCGCCTGATCGCCCCCCGTCTGATCTGGAGCGGGTCCTTCTGAGGCTCGCAGGCGGAAACGTGCACGTCGCGCTCGCCCTGCGGCATGCCGTGGCTGTCCCGTTCCTCCTGCCGTTTGGACTTCTCGCCCTGACGTTCCCCTTCGTCGCCGTGGCCGCCTACGAGGCCGCGTGGCGCATCCGTCCGGCTAACCCGATCTGGATCGCTGAATTGTCCGTCGGCGCTCTCTGGGGCGCCCTGATCGTCTCTCTGGCCTGACCTCCCATGACCCGTCTTCTCCTCCTCGCCGCCCTTCTCGCGGCCCTCTCCGCATGCTCGCACCGCGCCGCTCAGGACGACCCGTCGGGGCCGGCGCACTTCGGGCGAACGATGATGCAATTCTGAGGTGACCTATGGCAGTCGAGACGTTCGACAGGGTGATGCCCGACGTGTTCGCGCACGAGGGCGGTTATGTGGACCACCCCAAGGATCCGGGCGGCGCCACCAATCACGGCGTCACTCACAAGACCCTTGCAGCATGGCGGGGCAAGCCGGTCAC